AATAAAACTTTAGTTACAGGAACAATTGCAGGTAGTGTTAACGAAGTTGTAAAAAACGAAAAGAAAAAGAAAAACTATAAAAGAGATTTTCTTCCAGAATGGGAAAAGAAGGGTAGTAAATAATGGGACTATTTACTAAAGGTATGGGTGCAATTTTAAAAAAAGGTAAAGAAGCTATTTCATCTGTTAAACCTTCAATTCACACAACTAAAAAAGCTCAAAAAACAGCTGAAATGAAAATCCTGTTTAATAAACAAAAAAACAGAACTATTCACGAGAGAAATAAAGCATCTGCGGAAGCTTTCGATACTTCTAAAGGAACAGGAAAAGACATTCAAAAAAGAAATGAAGCAACTAAAAAAATGTTTAAAGACGCTAAAGGCGAATAGTGAAATTTATTAAAAAAATATTAAAAAAGATTTTTGGAAAAAGATGTATTTGTAAACCTACTACGCCTACCCACTGTGTTAGATGTGGAGATTTATTTAAGAATTGTTCGTGTGTAAATCACGTAGAAAAATAATATGAGACCAGGACTCTACGCAAATATTCACGCTAAAAAAAAGAGAATCGCTGACGGTTCAGGTGAGAAGATGAGAAAACCTGGAACTAAAGGTGCACCTACAAAAAAAGCATTTATAAAATCAGCCAAAACAGCAAAGAAAAAATAATGGCTACTGCAGCTTGGACTAGAAAAGAAGGTAAATCTAAATCAGGTGGACTGAATGCTAAAGGTGTTGCATCTTACAGAGCAGCAAATCCTGGATCAAAACTTAAAACAGCAGTTACTACTAAACCCTCAAAATTAAAAGCAGGTTCTAAAGACGCTAAACGTAGATCTTCTTTCTGCGCGCGTATGACCGGTATGCGAAAAAGACAAAAAGCTAGTAATAATACGGGTGAAGATAGATTATCTAAATCACTTAGAAAATGGAATTGTTAATGAGAGATACTAAAGATATTGAAGCCTTTTTAAAAGACCATTATAGAAAGATAAAAGAGATGAGTTTGTTTAGACACTTGAAAAAAGAAGTAGAAACAGGGGCTAGCGGAACTCAAGATTATGTGATAAAAAAGGGACCCAATAAAGATAAAATAGCAAAATAGAAAGGGAAAAATGGAACCAGAACAAGTATTAGCGAAATTAAGAAGAGCACTAGATAAAAGAGTCACATTATTGGCCTTATCCGTTACATCAGGAGGGGTTGACAGTATGGAGACTTACAAGTATATAATAGGACAAATAAATGCATTGGAATCAGTGCGCCAGGAAATCATTAGCCTGCTAAACGATAAGGAAGAAAATGAACAACGCGGAACAGTCATCGACCTCCACAGAGGTCCCACAAATTAAATCAGCATTATTAGATAAATATAAAGAAGAACCTGTAAAAGAAATTACAGCGGAAACTACAAAATTACCTATGCCCACAGGATGGCGTATGTTAGTTCTCCCTTTCAGAATGAAAGAGAAAACTAATGGCGGAATCTTAATGGGACAAGAAACTATCGATAGACAACAAGTTGCATCGCAATGCGGAAACGTTCTTGCAATGGGACCTGATTGTTATTTAGATAAAAATAAATTTCCACATGGTCCGTGGTGCAAGGTTAAAGATTGGGTAGTCTTTGCACGTTATTCCGGATCACGAATCGAGATCGAAGGTGGAGAAGTTCGTCTATTAAACGACGATGAGATACTCGCAACAGTACAGGATCCAACAGATATCCTGCACAAATACTAACATAGTCGGAAGGAGACACTATGCCAGAAGACCAAAAACAATCACCGGGACAAATGTCGGTTGATCTAGATACATCAGGACCAGAAATTGATGTAGATATAGAAGAAACAAAAGAAGAATCAGTTATTGATACTGATTCAGGAAACACGGACCACGGAACAGAAACAGAAGTAATACAGGAAACAAAGGAAGACAAAAAACTAGAAGATTATAGTACAGGTGTACAATCTAGAATTGCTAAATTGACTCGTAAGATGAGAGAAGCTGAAAGACGAGAGCAAGCTGCACTTCAATACGCCGGCGCTGTAGAAGAAAAAAGAAGAGAGGATAAATCTAGATTCGATAAGATTGATTCTGACTACCAAACTAAATTTGAAACTAACCTAAAAACTGGACTCGATTCAGCGCAGAGAGATCTTGCACTGGCTATTGAGAATGGTGATGCGGCGTTACAAGTTGAAGCTAATAAAAGAATTGCTTCTTTAGCCTTTGAGAATGCTAAAGCAGAGCAACGTAGAGCAACAAGACCAGTTGAACGGGAAATTCCTGTACAACTATCTGACGGTGGAAACTTACCAAGACAAACTCCAAAATCATTACCACAAGCTGATCCTATGGCGGAAGATTGGGCAACAAAAAACGAATGGTTCGGAACAGATAGAGCTATGACTTTTACTGCCTTTGAAATTCACAAGGATTTAGTGGAAAAAGAGGGATATGATCCAACGAGTAATGAATATTATGAAGAGGTTGACAAGAGAATTAGAGTTGACTTTGGTCATAAATTTGGTAATAATAATATAAAGCAAACGAACAGGGCCGTTCAGTCGGTAGCTTCGGCTAACAGAAGCACAAAACCTGGTCGCAAAACTGTGAGACTCACTTCTTCACAGGTAGCAATAGCTAAAAAATTAGGAGTGCCACTCGAAGAATATGCAAAACAATTAAAACTCACGGAAGGAGCATAAGCATATGACAAAAGAAACAATAAATAAAACTTCTCGTGCGGCTAATACTAGGGACAAAACTGAACGACCTAAAGAGTATAAGCCACCTTCATCACTCGATGCACCTGCAGCGCCAGACGGCTTTGTACACAGATGGATAAGAGTAGAATCAATGGGCTTTCAAGATACCAAAAATTTACATGGTAGATTAAGAGCTGGATACGAATTAGTGAGAGCTGAAGAGTATGAAGATTCTGACTTTCCAATAGTACAAGACGGAAAATACGCTGGAGTAATTGGAGTAGGAGGCCTTGTCTTGGCAAGGATACCCGAAGAACTTGCGCAGCAACGTCAAGAGTATGAACGTAAACAAACTCAAGCTCAAGACGAAGCAGTAAACAACGACTTACTTAGGGATCAAGATAGAAGAATGCCGATGAGCGTCGAGCGTTCTAGCAAAAGCTTCGGTGGCGGTAAGAAATAAAATTCTATTTCTTTCTCCAACGAATAATATCAACCGAACTGGAGGCCACTCACGTGGCAGGTTCACTAAGGAGAAAAAAACATGGCAAATAGAAATGTAGCCGGAATGGGTTTTACACCTGTTAGTACGTTGGGCAATTCGCCTGCAACGTCGGGACAGTCAAAGTATAAAATCGATAATGGCAACGCGACTAACATATATCTCGGCACGCAGGTTCAAACTGCAGCTGGTTATGTGACAGTTGGTACAGCCAGTAGTAAAACTATTGGTGTATTCAACGGATGTTTCTACACTGCGGCTAACACACAAAAGCCAACGTGGAGTAACGTTTATATAGCAAGCACAGCTACTGATGGCAGTGGCGATATTGATGCGTTTGTAAATGATAACCCTTTCCAGAACTATGAAATTGCAACTGACGACACAGTAGCACAAGCTGGATTTATGGAAACTTACGACAGTAATGCTGTTGCAGGAAGTACAGTTACGGGAAGATCATCTCAAACATTAGATATCGGAACTACATCAGCAACAAGTAAGCAATGGAGACTAATACGAGTAGCAGAAGACCCTGAGAATGAAGACATTACAGCGGCTTATGCAAAAGTAATAGTAGTACAAAACCTTTGCGAATTTGTAACACCAAGTTAATCAACAAATAGGAGAATAAAAACATGGCAATATCAAGAGCACAACTCGTTAAAGAGTTAGAGCCAGGTCTAAATGCACTATTTGGCTTGGAATACAAAAGATATGAAAATCAGCACGCTGAGATTTATACAAAAGAATCATCTGACAGAGCTTTCGAAGAGGAAGTAATGTTATCTGGTTTTGCAAACGCAGAAGTCAAAGCAGAAGGTTCAGGTGTTAATTACGATGAAGCACAAGAAACTTACACTGCTAGATACACAATGGAAACGATTGCGCTAGCTTTCGCTATCACTGAAGAAGCAATAGAGGATAACCTTTATGATAGACTTTCTTCTAGATACACAAAAGCACTAGCAAGATCTATGTCCAACGCTAAAGAAGTAAAAGGTGCAGCACCATTAAATAATGGTTTTACTACTTTCACATCTGGAGACCAAGTAGCACTGTTTAGTACAGCGCATACTACAGTTTCAGGTACGAATGTAGCTAACACTTTTGCTACTCAAGCTGACTTAAACGAAACTTCATTAGAGCAAGCGCTAATCGACGTAGCTGCTTTCACTGATGAAAGAGGTTTAAGAATAGCTGCTAAAGCGGTTAAGATGATCATTCCATCAGCTAACCAGTTCAACGCTGAAAGACTTATGAAGTCTCAAGGTAGAACTCAAACTGCTGATAATGATATCAATGCAATCAACTCAATGGGAATGGTTCCTCAAGGTTATAGAGTGAACAACTTCCTAACTGACGCTGATTCTTGGTACTTAATCACAGACGTTCCAAATGGTATGAAGATGTTCTCAAGAACTCCGTTGACTACGTCAATGGAAGGGGACTTTGACACTGGAAACGTTAGATACAAAGCTAGAGAAAGATACGCGTTTGGTGTATCCGACTATAGAGGTATCTTCGGTTGTAGTGGTGCATAATTAGTAATTTTTGTGGCGGAACACAATTCCGCCACATTTAAACAGTAGAAAGAAAAACTTATGAAAAAAACTCTAATCAATATCTGGGCTTACAATCACCATGCTAAATTTAATATTGAACATGATGAAGATACAGCTAAAAATGTTGAAAAGGTTATACTTGACAAACTAGGAGAAAAGAGTATAGTTTGGGAATATCTCGGAGATAGTTACCATTCGGGATTAAATAGAATAACTTATGAAGAGGTTATCAATGATACAAGACCTATACAAAGCAAAAAGGTCCTTGGAGTTGAAGTGGGAACAGGAGCATCTGGATAATAACAGATATACTCTTGACATGGTCAAGATCGACGATTTAATTAAAAGAGTCGTTACTGACATAAAGCTTGAAGAAGCTAGGATTTCTCACTTACAAAACAGCATAGAAGCTGCTGCTCCACAAGTTTCTGTAGCTACTTAATTAACAAGCTACATTGCGTAAATCGCATTTTTACTGTGGGATTTCTTGCACTCTACTCAAATCTAGTATACTATTTCATTACTATACATAAACTAATTTTCTGCATGGGCGCAGTATAGTCGACGGCCTAGAGACTATGCGGAATTAACTAGGAGAATATATCATGGCAACAACTCTATTTAGAGGACCCGTACTTCAAGGGAAAATTAATGAAGCAGGTTTAACTGGATTTAATATTGAAAAAAAAGAATCTAGCTATACTGTAGTAAATGGTGATTCAGGAAAAACACTTACATCAAAAACTGATGGTGTTATTTTTACTTTACCAGCAATCTCAATTGGAAGAATAGTAACTTTTGTTAATACTGCACAAGATGGCGTTAACACTTTTACAATTAGTCCTGCCGCAGCAGATGGTGTTTTGTATGCTGGATCTTTGACAGACGCTAAAGATCTTATTAATACACAAGCTACATCTAAAGTAGGTGATTTTGTTACTCTTGCATCTTTGAACTCAACTGACTTTTGGACAGTAGTAGACGCTCAAGGTGTTTGGGCAAAAGAAGTATAATAAATAATTAAGGGGCCCTTCGGGGCCTCTACAAAATTTAAGGAGAAAATTATGGGAATAGTATCAAAAGTTAAACAATCAATAATACTAACAGCAGATGGACAAATTCAATCCCTTGTTGCTGGCTCAGCAGCTGATATTACTAAATGTAATATTATGAGTATCTATGCACAATCTTCAGCAGCAGATGCTGAAATAAAAATATATAATGAAATTGGAGATGCTAAAACAGCGTCTGCATTAATTTACCACGGTAAATTTGCAGCAGGAGCCAATGAAACTGTTGAATTTAATTTACCAGGTGCTGGTATTTATGCTGATACTGGAATGTATGCTGATTTAACTAATTGTGATTTTTTTTATATTATAGGAACATTTTAAAGGAGTATTAAATGTCTAATACAACTTCAGGTGCTTATCAATTTGATCAAGACTTTTCGATTGATGAAATTATTGCTGACGCTTATGAGCGTATAGGTTTAGTAGGTACTTCTGGACATCAATTAAAAACAGCTAGAAGATCTTTAAATATTTTATTTCAAGAATGGGGTAATAGAGGTTTACACTTTTGGGAAATTGGTAATACAAATGTTACATTAACTCAAGGGTCTACTACTAATGTTGATGCAACTGACGAAGGTGCTGGAACATATACTTTCTACAGAAACTCAGTTGATAGTGCCGCAGCAGCAGCTGCTTCACCTCAAGCAACAACTTTACCTACAGCAAATATCTATGGTATTACAGATCTTTTAAATGTTACTTATAGACAAAATTATAATACTACTTCTCAATCAGATGTTGGATTAACTAAAGTAGACAGATCCGCATATTCAGGTACAGCTAACAAAGCTGCAGTTGGAACCCCTTCTCAGTTTTGGGTACAAAGATTTATAGATAGAGTTACAGTTACACTTTATCCGTTACCTAGTGCAAGTGCTGCGGTGGCTACAAGTAAATTAAGTATATATTATGTTAAAAGAATTCAAGATGTGGGAGCATTTAGTAATGCAGTTGATGCACCTTATAGATTTGTTCCATGTATGGTTTCTGGTTTAACTTATTTATTATCTCAAAAGTTTGCACCAGAAAGAACACAAGAATTAAAATTGTTTTACGAAGATGATTTAGCAAGGGCTTTATCTGAAGATGGATCTCCATCTAGTACATACATAACCCCTAAAACTTATTACCCTAATATCTAATGGCTACTGGATTTTTAATAAAACAAATACTTAAGCATGGTGCTAAAAAAGGACCTGAAAAAGTAAAAGATTTTTTAAAATTTGTAAAAGATGGAAAATACAAAGATAAAACTGGTAAAATTACTGACACTAATAAAAAAATTAAAAAATCCGAATTAGATTTAGAGACTATGACTCCACCAAGTCAAAAAAAAATGGCCAATGGTGGTCCAGCTTTAAGAGGTTATGGAAGAGCTTACATGAAAGGTAAAAAATAATGGCTGTTTATTCCAAAGGTTCTAGAGCATTAATGATCTCAATGAGATCGGGTGCTGCATTTCCATATAATGAAATGGTACAAGAATGGAATGGATCGTGGGTTCATAATTCTGAGTTTGAAGCGAAGCAACCTCAACTTACACCAAGACCCGTGGGCGCTGATGCACAAGCCTTGCAACATGCATATCCAGCAAGAACAGAATTTGGTGTTTTAGATTTATTAATGTTTAATCCATTTGAAACATACCAAGTTGGATCAGGGATTGTAAATGTTAATTTACCAGGGCATAAATATAAAACAGGGGATATAAAAAGATTTCGTGGTGCTCCAGGTATAGCTGGAAATTATAATATACCCGATAATGTTAATGGTATTACAGGAGCAGTTATTGCACAAAGTATAGGATATGCTATAACAGTAGGTAAATATGTAACTGGAGCAACTGATGCTACTCAAACTAATTGGTTTTGGTTTACAGCCGCAACAAATGCTACATCAACAGGAAGAGGAGGAGGTTACCCCGTAGGAGTTGGGCCCGTAACCTTAGAAGCATAATTATGGCATACACTTACGCAACTTTAACAACCGCAATTAGAGATTATACTGAAGTAAGTTCTACAGTCTTTACACAAGGTTTAATTGATGACTTTATTATGTTATCTGAAAATAGAATTAGTAATGATTTACCTATGGATGCAGATAGATTTGTTCAAGAAGGAACAATGGCAGCTGATGTAAATAATATAAGAGTACCAGCAGGAACTTTATTTGTAAGAGGTGTACAAGTATTTAATGCAACAAATACCACGGAACAAGGTTTCTGGTTAGAGAAAAGAGATCAAACATTTTTATCTGAGTATGTAGGAAGATTAACAGGACCCGAAGGCTCTGCTACTGCACAAGACGTAACAGGAAGGCCTAAATATTATGCTATGTTTGGTGGAGCAACTGCATTAAGTGATAGTACTTCAGGCGCTATTTACTTAGCACCTACGCCAGATGTTAATTATAATTTTAGAATATACTATAATAAGCTTCCAACAGGCTTATCAGCGGCTAATACAACTACTTATATAAGCAATTATTATCCAGAATTAATTTTAAATGCGGCTTTATCACAAGCATTTTCTTTCTTAAAAGGACCAACAGACATGTTGACATTGTACGAAGGAAAGTATAATAATCAATTACAAAAGATTGCGGGAACGCAATTAGGAAGACGAAGAAGAGATGATTATACTGACGGAACTGTCAGAATTAAAATTGATTCACCGTCACCGTAAAATAGAACTAGGAGCAAAAAATTATGGCAATAACATCGGCAATATGTAATTCATTTAAAGTAGAAATTTTAACAGGTACGCACAATTTTACTGCGTCAACAGGTGATACTTTTAATTTAGCTTTATATACAAGTAGTGCAACTTTAAGTAAATCAACCACAGCTTATTCGGCTAGTAACGAAATTACAAATGCTTCAGGATCTTCATATTCTGCAAAAGGAAAAGCACTTACAAGTGTAACACCTGTTTTATCAACTGATACAGCTGTTTGTGACTTTGCAGATGTCTCGTGGACATCAGCTTCGTTTACAGCTAATGGTTGTTTAATTTTTAATGAGGACGCAGCGGGTGACCCAGCAGTTTGTGCAATTGCATTTGGTGGAGACAAAACTGTATCAAGTGGAACTTTTACAATTCAATTTCCAGCAGCTTCTGCAGGAACAGCTATTATCGGCATAGCATAAGGAGGACTCCTTATGGCATCTATTTGGGGTGGTGATAATCCTTCAGTAGCATGGAATGAAAATTCTTGGGAATCTAATACTCTAACAGTTTCTTTAACCGGTTTACAATCAACATCATCAGTAGGTTCTTTAGAATCTTTCAATGAACAAGGCTGGAGCAGACAACAGTGGGGAAACTCTGGTTGGGGTGTAGACTATTCAGTTTTACCAACAGGATTAAGCGCAACTTCTAGTGTTGGAAATATTGTAGCTGCTCAAATTATTACAGCAGAATTAACTGGCGTCTCAGCAACAACTTCCGTTGGATCACCAACTACTACTCAACTTACAATCGCAGCTTTAACCGGCTTAAGTGCCATAACCGAACTTGGTAGTTTTGACAATGCGGGAACATTAGTTGGTTGGGGTAGAAATGGTTGGGGAGAAGAACCTTACGGAGATTCATTTAATAAATTAGAACAACTATCAGGATTAAGTATAACATCTAGTGTTGGATCTTTAACTTTAGATTTAACATCTGTAATATCTTTAACAGGGGTAAGTTCTACTTCTAATGTGGGTTCTTTAAGTTTTGTTATAGATTCTACACCTGTTATAACGGGGGTTAGTGCAACATCTTTAGTGGGGGCTCTTATACCTGCAGATGTAATGGGATTAACAGGGCTTGCAGCAACATCTTCAGTAGGTGCTATTACACCTGCAGATGTAATGGGATTAACAGGACTTGCAGTAACATCTTCCGTTGGATTACTAGCTATTGTCAACGTTGAACTTATAGATTTAATTGGAGTGTCATCAACCTCTTCTGTGGGATCTTTAGTTACAGGATTTGAATATACTTTATCTGGACTATCTTTAACGTCAACAGTTGGAGCAATTTCACCTACTGACGTAATGGGCTTGACTGGAGTGTCAGCAACTGTTAGTGTAGGAAATGTAGCACCTTTAGGATATGGAGATGTTACAGCAACACAAAGCGCTAGTTATAGTAATGTAACTGCCACGCAAAATGCTAGTTATAGTGACGTTAATAGTATATAAATGTCATTGACTTTATATAAAATATAAATTAAAGATCTAATTAGGAGAACAAAATTTATGGCATCAACATACACGGATCTCGGCCTAGAGTTAATGGCCACTGGCGAAAATGCTGGTACTTGGGGAACAAAAACTAACGCAAATTTAACTTTAGCTGAACAACTATTAGGTGGATTTAAAATTCAAACTTTAAATGCTGGTGGCACTGGAGCTAACACAACTCCTCTAGCAATAGATAATGGAGCTGTAACAGGTGCCGCTCAAAATAGAGTTATTATTTTAGGAGCAGTTTCTCCGGAAACAATTACAGGAAATAAAATTGTAACCCTACCCCTTCTTACAGAGACTTTTTATTTTATAAAAAATAGTACATCAGGTGCTTACACAGTACAATTAAAAGCTGTATCTGGTTCGGGGGCCACGATCACTTTTGCAACGGATAATAAAGCTTGGAAAATAATTTATGTTGATGGTGTTGCAACTAACACAGGTGTTTACGAAGTTCCATTTGGTACTTCTTCATATACAGGTCCTTCAGCTTGGGTTGTTAAAACAGGTACTTATACAGCAGTAGCTGGCGATAGAATTTTAGCAAATACAAATGGTGCAGCTTTCACAATAACTTTACCCGCATCACCTGCTACAGGGGATCAAGTAGATTTCATAGATCAAGGTTATGATTTTAACACTAACGCATTGACTGTTGGTAGAAACTCTACTAATATAGCTAACGCAGCAGCGGATCTTGTAATTAATACACAAGGTGCAGCTTTTGGATTAGTATATTCTGGAGACGCTACAACAGGATGGACTTACACGGAGAAATAATATGGCAAATTACGAAGCAACTAAATATGATTTTGATGGAGCAAACCTTACAGGTATAGAAGGCACAGCTACAGGTACAATTTTACCTTGGTCAGCAGCAGTATTACCATCAGGTTTTTTAGAATGTGATGGTGTAGCAGTTTCAAGAACAACTTACTCTGCTTTATTTGCAATCATAAGCACAACTTATGGTATAGGGGACGGATCCACTACTTTTAATACACCTGATTTACAAGATAATATTGCAGTTGGTAAATCTGGAACTAAAGCTTTAGCTTCAACAGGTGGAGCAGACACTGTATCAGCAACAGGAAACGTAGGTGGTTCAACAGCAAATGCAACTTTATCGACAGCACAACTTTCTTCTCACGTTCACGCATTGCAAACGCTAGGTAATCCTGGTGGATATCAAAATTCGGTAAAAACAGATGGTCCTGCATTCGCCAGTCTTAACAACAGTGTTGTGGCAAGCACTGGTTCAGGATCAGGTCACTCTCATAATATGAGTGCAACTTTTTCTGGTGATGCAACTTCGGTTCTTCAACCTTATTTAACATTAATTTATATTATTAAAACTTAGGAGAAAAAATGGCAACAAACGCAAATTGGACAATAGTATTTGATGATAAAATAGTAATTAAAAACCATGATGAAGGTGCTTCAGAAGGTATTGGATATAATATATCGGATGATTCTTTTTGGTCTGATTCTAAATTCTCTAATATTTGGGCTATTCAACATGGAACTTCAACTACTTCTGATGAAGTAGAATATAGAAATGATACACCTCATTCATCATTTGCTGATGCAAACATTGGGGACATTAGTCAATTTTCTAGTAGATGGGATTCAACACACTTAGCTCAATTACAATCCGATTGGGATGCTGACATTGTTGAGAGTGAAACTGAAGCTGAAAAAATTATAAGATTAGGTGTAAGACCTACTTCTTATTCTTCATAATCTTTTATAAATAAAGTAGCTGTATATCTTTTTAAGTTAGGTACTTTACTTGCGTGTTGTGAATGCCACCAATCTGATGGAAACATTATAGCCCTATTTTCTCTAAATCCAACATGGATATCTAATTCTACTTCCTCTTTATTTTTAGAATAAAATACAGTTCCATTCGTAACTGAAGTGGGCCCTGATATCATTATTAATATATTTAATATACCAGAGACAGTATCCACATGTGGTTTAAAATGATCTAAGTTTCTTTGATCAATTCCTGATGCATTATCAATTTTTAAATTTTTTAAATTGAATTTTAATTCAGCTTGTTTTATAAACAAATTTTTAAGTTCATTATCTGTATTTATATAGAATCTATTGCCATAATGAGATTCTTTATTTTTTTCTATTGCATTGTCAAAAAAACAAGGGGTGTAGGCAGCTTTAGTTAAAGTAAAATTTTGAATTAATTTTAACTGATTTTCATTAAAAAAATCATTAATAATTTTAATCATCTCACCAACATCCAAGAAGTTAAAATATATTTTTCACCAGATAAGGGTGGATTTCCTCTATGAACATATGGAAAACTTGCAGGCCAAATAACTATTCTACCTGTTTTAGGTTTTACTCTTTTTGAAAAATGTAGAAATTCTGTTTCTCCTCCATCTTCAACATCATTTAAATAAATAGAATAAGCAAAAGCTCTAGGTTCATTATCAAAACCTTTCCCGTGTTCTATATGCCAAATATGATAGCCTTCAGTAGGTAATGTTTTTTGAATTTTTAAAGATGTAAAATGAAATGGAGTTCCATAAGCATCATTTGCTCCAGTGTTTTCTATATAATGCTTTAAGGCTATATCAAAATTAAACATCATGGGTTTTAAAATTTCCCACCATACATCTACATTATTAGTTGCTGCAAAAAATTGTTGATCTTGTTTTTGTAAAATAGAGGCTTTTTCAAATCCTATTCTATTAATAGTATTATTAAATTTATTTTGATCTTCATATAATTTAATAGCTCTATTACATTCTTCTTTTGTAATGTAATTATCATATACTCCAATAAAGTTATTTATATTAACTGTTTTTTTCATTGAGTTCTTTTACTTTTTTTGAATATTCAAAACGATTTTTTTCTCTTATATTAAATATTAAACTATATCTATTTTTTTCCCCATTATATAAATCAAAACCATGAAGTATTTCAGGGGGAAATATATAATAATCTCCTGGTTCAGGAGTTATTTTTAAATTTAATTCAGGTAACATTAAATCACATCCTTTTGTTAAATATAAAAGGCCGTGTAAAGAACGATGCGCGTGGTAATTTAAACTATCCCCTTTTTTTATTTCATTACCCCAAGCTGATTCAATAGTTTGTTTTTGTAAGAAATGTTGAAATATATCAGGATGTGTTGTTTGATGTGTATTTATTAAATAACTTATAAAATTGATAAAATTAGGTTTATCTACAAAATAATTCCAATCGGTCATTCCTCCTTTTACATGAGTATAATTTTCCAGTTTAGCACTTAAATTATTTTTAATATTAATTAAAAAATTATTTATAACTTCTGGATAAGCATAATTACCAAAAATTATATTTACAGTTCTGGGATAAGTAATATTAATACTATTTTTGTTTTCTTCTAATTTATTATTTTTATTTAATATACTAATCATTTATTTTTATTAATTTATAATCTATTGTAGCCAAGCGACAATACTATACCTTGTTCCTTTCGTAATAGGTTGAATACCGTGGGGATACATAAAATTACTTGGAAAAAAAACAATTGAACCTGTACTTAGTTTTAATCTTTTTACTTCCTTTTCTTTTTGATCTGTAAAAATTAAATCTCCACCTTCATAATCATCGTTTAAATTCATAATAATACTTAAATGTCTTGCTGTCGTTGTATAATGATCTGTGTGTATTTCATACTTTCCTCCAGGTGAATATTTTAATAAATCTATTTGATTAATTTTCGAGCTTGTCATTTTAGGAAATTTTATTTTGTAATAAGTATAAAGTTTTTCTATTTCTTGTTTTATATAATTCCAATAAAAATCTTCAATTTTTGATTTTTTATAATTTAAACTAAAGCCTTTTACATTTCTTATATCTTTATCCAACCCCCCTTGAACTGTTAAATTTTTTTTAGCTTTATGATTTATTAAAGGTATAATTCTATCTATAAAATCAGGAGCTACTATATTTTTTATCTCGACAATTGCTTCTAAATGATCCATAATCTTGAGTTATTTTCTCTCTTTCATTATATTCATAATTAATATATAAAGCATTATATGCTACAAAAATTAAATTTCAAGCGTATTTTATTAACAACTATAATAAGAAAACTATATGCTACAAAAAATAGGTTTCGTACCAGGATTCAATAAACAAATTACTTCTACCGGCGCTGAAAATAGATGGACAGGGGGAGAGAACGTACGTTTTAGATATGGTACTCCTGAAAAAATAGGTGGTTGGAATCAATTAGGGACAAGCAAACTAACCGGCGCTGCAAGAGCACAACATCATATGGTTAGTAATGCTTCTATTAATTATTCAATCATTGGCACTAACAGAATTTTATACGCTTATACGGGAGGTATCTTTTATGATATCCATCCTTTAGTTAATCCATCAGGTACTACTTTAACAGGTGCTTTTACTACTACAAACGGTTCAGCTACAGTTACAATAACTTTTGGTGGCTCACAAACTTTCGTAGCAGGAGACATTATTTTATTTAGTGACTTTTCTACTATTACAAATTCTAATTACACAGCAGCAGATTTTGATGGAAAAAAATACATGGTTACTTCCATACCTACAACTACAACCATTACTATTACGATGGCTAGTGTAGAAACAGGAGCCGGGGGTACAGCTTCTGGAGGAGTGAAATATTTTCAATACTATCACGTAGGTCCAGCAGAACAATTGGGAGCTTATGGTTGGGGTATATCTCAATTTGGAGGAATAAAGCCAGGAGCTTTAACGTTTACTTTAAATGGAGCACTTGCGGCAGACACAAATGGAAACAATGCATCCGCTACACAAATTACTTTAAATAGTGTTACCGGTCTTCCCACTACAGGGACAAACTATATTCAAATTGGTACTGAAGAAATATCTTATACTGGAGTTTTAGGTTTAATACTTACAGGTATTACTAGAGGTGTTAGAGGAACAACAATTACTTCTCATTTAACTAGTGCAACAGTAACTAACACTTCATCTTACACAGGATGGGGATCTCCAGCAGCTAACACCGACTCAGTAATAGACCCTGGACTATGGTCCTTGGACAATTTAGGCGGAACTGCCATAGCCTTAATTCATAACAATGAATGTTTTCAATGGAATGCAAATGCTGCTAATGCAACAGATAATAGAGCAACAATTATTGCAGGTGCACCGACAGCTTCTCGTGATATGTTAGTATCAACACCGGATAGACACTTAGTATTCTTTGGAACTGAAACTACAATTGGAGATAAAACTTCACAAGATGATATGTTTATAAGATTCTCGTCTCAAGAAAATATTAATGACTATGCACCAACAGCAATCAACAGTGCGGGTTCACAAAGATTGGCTGATGGATCACGGATCATTGGTGCTAAACTTGGAAGAAATGCTCTTTATGTTTGGACAGATAGTTCTATGTTTACTATGAGATTTGTTGGAACCCCTTTTACATTTGCCTTTGAACAAGTTGGAACTAACTGTGGATTATTAGGAATGAATGCAGCGGTTGAAGTTGATGGTACGGCTTATTGGATGTCGGATAATGGTTTCTTTAGATACACAGGTCAATTACAATCTATGCAATGTCTAGTAGAAGATTACGTTTATGATGATTTAAATACAACTTCTAATGAATTAGTTTATGCAGGAATTAATAATTTGTTTGGTGAGATTACCTGGTTCTATCCAACGTCTACATCAAATGTAAATAATAGATGTGTTGTATATAACTATTTAGATTCAACTCAAGAGACGTCTATATGGACTACTAATGCTAGTTCTTTATTTACTAGAACAACTTGGAAAGATTCATCAGTATTTGGTTTACCTCATGCTACTCAATATGATGCAGGAGATGATGTCTCATTTGATGTTGTAGGTAATACAGATGGAATTACAATTTATTTTGAACACGAAACTGGATTTGATCAAATAATTGCCAGTACTACAACTGCAATACCTGCTTCAATTACTTCAGGCGATTATGATATTACACAAGACCAAAGAGAAGGTGTTTCATTTAGAGGAGATGGAGAATTTATGATGCGGATCAGTAGAATTATTCCAGATTTTGTTTCTCAAAGTGAAGACGTTATTATTAAATTAGATCTTAGAGATTATCCTAATGAGGCGGCTACTACACAAACTTATACTTCAACACCTACTACTAATTTTATTGATACTAGAGCAAGAGCTAGACAAATTGCTTTAACTATATCTAATACGGCTATAAGTAGTAACTGGAAGCTAGGTACATTTAGATTAGATGTACACTCAGGAGGAAGAAGATAATGGAACAAGTTATAATGAATTTAGCTTTACAATATGGCAAAGGAAAAATAACCCAGGCGGCCTTAGCTAAAGCTTATGAAGCTATGGGAATTGAACAAGAAGAAGATTATACAGGTGGAGGTATTTATGGAATAAAAAATAAGTTTTCTCCTAACAATTTAATGAAAAGTGCAGGGCGTAAGTTTTTAAGTAATGCTACTAACAAAGCATTTACTGGTGGGGGTAGTGGTATAACAAGTGCACTTCCTTTATTTGGAGGAGCATTAGCTTTAGGTTATGCAACTAATCCTTTAAGAGAAGGTTCCTTTAATTATAATCCAAATCTTCAAAATCAACTAAATTATGCACAAGGTCAAGGATACATAAACTCAAATAAATATACTGGAGATTCAGTACTATCTGGTCAAAATGCTATATCTGGTTTTGGAACTAATGATTACCTTGGACAATTAAATAAAAATTTAAATAGATTGGGAGGTTATAAAAATCCAAATAGTAAAACTTTTGAAATGATTGAAAAAACTAAAAAACAAATAGGTGACTTTGAACTAGCTGAAATTAAAAAAAAACTAGCTGCAGAAACTACTAGTAATAATAGTGGAGGCGGAGGTGGTTTTGATACTTCTAAATCTGGAGGAGAAGGTGCTTTCGGTAGCTATGATGGAAGTAGGGGTAGAAAAGATTATAATGACGGTGGAATTACAAATGTTAATATGAACAGAGGTAAACCAGGAGAAGTATTAAGTAAACTAGGAGAATTATTATATGGCTAAAATTGTACAATCCTTAACAAGACCTGCAAAACAATATGATGAAAATGTAGCAGCCAATCAAGTTAGAGATTTGGATGCCGTTATTGAGAAATTAAATACAACGTTTCAACAGGAACTTAAACAGGAGATAGAAGCTAAAAATTTCTTTTTAAATTAATGTCAATACAGAATCAATATTTATTTTATGGAGTAGCTGCACAAGATTTAAGTGGAGTCGGTGCCAATATGTTTGGTACAGGAAACCCTTTAGTAAGCGAGACTTATATTCTTAAATCTTTAAGAGTAATGTCTGTAGGAACTCCTACAATTACAGTAAAAAATAATGGTGTAACTGTAATTAAAACAATAGCTCTTACGGCTAACGTGAGTTTAGAGCTTCTAACCCAACCATTAATTGTAGTGGGTGGCACGACTCTTACGGTTATAGCTAGTGCTTCTAGTGCCACAGATGTAGGTATTAGTTACTTAAACATTAAAAAAACAGTATTGGATTAAACATGGAAAATAAAGTAATACCTGTATTACAGGCAGAAACTATAACAACGTATAGAAACATAGCAACTGGCGAGATTTTTAAAGAGAGAAGTGAGTGGGAAGCCAAGGGATATAAGAATGAAGACATGGCTCAAGATGTAAGAGTTATTATGCCAAAGCTTGATTTATTTAGTAAAAAAGGATAAGGTAAAAAACCAGAGTTAAATTATGATGAATCCTCAGAAACAAATAACTACAAATGCACCTTCAATTAGATATGAAGGAGACCTGCGTGCTGAACAAGCGGGAATTATGCAGAAACATGCTCAAGCTATGCAGCAAATGCAACAACAAGGTATGATGCAACCACAAATGGGACAACCACAAATGCCACAAATGGGACAACCACAAATGGGACAAGATCCGAGACAGATGGCAGCGTACGGTGGTATCATGGGGGTTGATGGTAGAAAACAATATGGAATCGGTTCATGGTTCCAGGAAAAAATTATGGATCCTATTAAAAAGAATCCAATGACATCTGCAGTATTAGGTGGAGCTTTATTAAATCAATTTGGTATTCCTATGACAGGGGAAGCTGGTAATAGAATGGGACAAAATTGGTTTGGAGATTTGCTTAAAGGTAAAGATATGGTTTTAGGAGATGGTGTCTTTGGACCAGGATCAGGGGGAACAGGTACAGGGGGAACTAATCAAGGTAAATCTTTTAATTTAGCTGACCTAATGAAAAAAAACAAGAAAGGGGATAACACTCCTTTTGGTTTAAGTGCAGGTATGTTATCCACAATCGGTGGCGGAGTAGCAGGATTATTTTCTGACAAATTAAATCCACCTGACGCAGAAGGTAATATAGATTATGGAGCAGGTATCGGAATTCAAAACGTAGGTAAAGCTGCAAACATATTAGATCCTAAACAAGCCATGGCAGCAGGATTAAGATTTTCACCAGAACTTTCTACAAGAAAATATTCACCAGCAGAAATGTTATTAGAGTATGGTTCAGCAAACGAACCAATCGCAACGGCTAACTTAGCTGGCGGTGGTATCTCTCAATTAGGTATACCCGACTACGGACAACAGATGATGGATCCAAATATGATGGAGCAAATTAGAATGATGGTTGAAGGTATGCAAGCTCAAGGAATGGGTAGAGAAGAAATGGAACAAGCAGTAAGAATGCAAGTTCCAAATATGAGTGCAGATATGTCTAGGGGTTATGCAGATGGTGGACCTTCGGGCATGGGTACTGTTATGGAAGAAGGCGAAGAGATGCTTGACATGAATGGTATGGAAAAAGATTATAGAGAAGAAGGTGGGTTTGTACCTATCGGAGAGTACGAAAAAAAAGATGACGTACCGGCAAGACTAAGTGTTAATGAATTTGTATTCACAGCTGACGCTGTAAGAGGTGCAGGTGATGGAGACGTTGACAAAGGTGCTGAAAGATTGCAAGGTATCATGAAACAATTAGAACAACAGGGAAGACCTGAAGGCATGGGAATGCTTGATGTGTCTGAACGATTAAGCGAGGTAGTATAATATGGCAACATCAACAGTAACAAATTTACCAGCACAATACATACAAGATTTAGGTAAAGATTATGGAACACAATTAGCAGGTTTAACATCTGTACCACTGAACACGGACATGTACGCTCCGCAAGTTGCAGGCCAAGATGCAATGCAACAACAAGCTTACAATCTAACTTCATCAGGTATTGGATCTTACCAACCTTACATGACTCAAGCAAATGCTTATTCAGGACCACAAGGTTATCAAAGTTTTATGTCACCTTATCAACAAGATGTAATTGATGCATCTCTATCTCAATTTGATAAACAAGCAGCTAAAGGTATGGCTGGGATTGGACAACAAGCTGCGATGACTGGTAACTTAGGGGGTGGTAGAGAAGGCGTACAAAGAGCAGAGTACCAACAAGATTCAGATATGAACAGAGCTATGCTACAAGCGGGTATGTTACAACAAGGATTTGGACAAGCTCAAAATCAAGCTAACACAGCTTTCAATCAACAAACAAATTTAGGACAACAAATTCAACAACAACAAGGTCAAGACGTAAATCAGTTGGGTCTATTGGGCGGGCTACAACAAGCACAGGCGCAGGCACAACTAGGAGCTACTCAAGAACAAAATAGAATGAGAGCTATGGAACCTTACGAAAGAATGGGTCAGTATGGTTCAGGAGTTATGGGTCTTATTTCTGGAATGGGTAATCAATATCAATCATCAACAATGCCAAATCCAACTCCGTTGCAGACAGCGTTGGGTACAGCTTCTGTATTGGGTGGTATATTTAATCCAAGACAAAATAATACTTAATCATGAGAAGAACTTTAAATAGACCTATGTTTAGAAGAGGTGGGGACGTTAGACAAAGCTATGGTGTTGGAGGACTTGGTAAAGTCTTACCAACTGAGGAAGAGATTACACAATATAAATCTACAAGACCTGAAGCTGCACCCGATAGATCAACTAGTGATTTTTTAATTAACTTTGGTTTAGATTTAATATCAAGATCACCAACAGGAAACATTTTTCAAACAGCAGCTACATCAGCTAAAGAACCTTTTAAAGCAATGCAAGCAGCAAGATATGCACAAGAAGGTACTGAACGTGATGAGTATAATGATATGTTTAAAGCAATCATGACTGCTAAATCTGATATGTTAAGTTCAGAGGGGGGTTCGAATGCTTTAGCTAGAACTCAATATGCACAAGCTGGAGAGAAACTATTAGATGATTTATTTAATTTACAATCACAAAAAGATGAGATGGAAGTAGAAGATTTTAATTTAGCACAAGCTAAAATTTTACAATCACTTAGAGTATACTCTGGTGAAGATCCAGATTTAGCAGCCTTATATGGTAATAAACAATATTTTGAAGGGGTTATGGATCAAATAACTAAAGATGTTAAAGCAAGTCCTAACAAGATAACTATTACTAACGAACAAGGTCAAGAAGAAATTGTTATTGAAGGTGAGTATGCTATGGAAAACAAAGGCTACTTAGCAGAAGCAACTAAAAAAAGATACCTTGATATGGTTAAACAAGATAAAATTAATAAACGTTTAGGTAGAGCCGAAGGTGGAATAATGGAAGAAACAATGACTGAAGAAGTAGAAGGTCCAAGAGGCATGGCTATGGCTTCGGAGACTATGGAAGCACCCATCACGGAGCCCGGATCAGGGATCAGTTACGAAGAATTAAGACAAAGATTACCTGCAGAAATTACAGATGATATTATAGTTATTTTAGCTGAGAGTCCTGCAGCTTTAGTTGACTTTGCAGAAATTCAAACACAAACGGATGTTGATCAATTCAATATGAAGTACGGAGTAAATCTAGCATTACCGTCAGGAGCATAACATGGCCGACGAAAAAAGAACTCTCTTAGGGGATCTTAAAAAGAATATTTTTGATGTAGGACTTAAAGGAGATATCACTAAAGGTGATGAGACTCGTTATGAAGTAGATCAAATACTTAACGACAAATATTTAGAAAAAGAACCTATTATTGT